CGTGAGGTTAATAGACTAAAAAGACCTCTGTTTTGGATTATTAGACCTATTTGACCCTATTATACCCAATATAACAGCCAATTACTTCTTCTTATCCTCTTTACCTTTATTATTCTTTTTACTTACTTTTATCTCTTTTTTCTCTTTATTCGATACTTTTGGAACATATCCAAGCATCTGAAGTAAACCAGACCAATCATTTCTCGAAGCTAACTTTGATCTCTCCACCATCTACCCCTGATATTTCTAATTGATCTTTATTACCATATACTCTTGGTGCTAGTTTGCTTGCTCGGAAGGTTTGAAGGTTTATGTGATGTCGCATCATGTTCACATAGTCTCTGTTTGTTCGGCCAGCTTTGTTTTCTTCTTTTGACTCGGCCAATGCTTTCTCGGATAGTTCTGTTGTCTCCGCCATCATCCATTCAATACCATCTGCTTTTGCTTCAGTGTATCTCTTACGAAGATCAGGATACTCAGGATTGTTTAGCCATTGCCTGAATGACTCCCAGTAAACGTCGTGTTTCTTTAATGCTTTTTTTATACTGACTCCATGCGCCAATTCATTCATTATCTTATCGATTAATTCTTCTGAATATTTGCTTGGTCGTCCTGTTTTTTCCATTTACTGTCCATATGTTGACTACAATACCATGTATGCATGTAATCATTACTAAAGATGCCTATATCTCCACAGATATGACATTTTTGATGTTCTTGTTGTTGTTTTCGGGTTTTTTCAAAAAACCACATTCCACTAATGTACTGTTTGACTCTGCGTTTCACCATGTAAGGCTAAAAGTTGATTAGAAAAGAGATTTGCTTCGTCTTGGCTGGCAAAACCAACAATTCTGACCAAAACCGCTGGTTCTTCATCATTTGTCTCCCTCATTACTGTAAATTGTAAATTGTCTGGGTCGAAGAAAAGCATTTTTAAGTAAATCCTCTGTATCTCGTAGTTTTAAGTGTCTTTGGGCCCTTAATCTGCTGTATAAGTGCACAATGTAGTCTTTTGACGTGTCGGCATAGTCAGAAACTAATTTTATGTCCTCGCTGGACATCCAATCAACGGCTTGCTGTCTAATTTTGCGATTTTGGTAATTTACCTCAGAAAATAACCCTAATGCGTCTGTAATAGCTTGGATAATCACTGACCGCCAAAGTTTGATCTCTGGTGTCATATTTTCCTTAATTTTGAACGGAATTATAGTGTTATCAACGTTTTACCTTAGTTCTGCAACGTTTGTAACCCCTACATTTATAGAACATTCACTTTTTTTATAATATTGTTTGACATATAACATTGTTACATACTATAACAGTGTTATGAATAAATTACACAATGATAATAATATAGAACATGCTGTTTTAGTTCTTGTTAGTGCAATTCGAGAAAATAAATTATCTTCAGATTATTTAAAAGATAATTTAATTTTAGAAAACATTATGGCTGTTCATAATTTAACAAAAGAACAAAGTAAAATAGTTCTTAAACTTACAAATGAAAATTTAAAGGTGGCTCAATAATGAGCCATCAAAACTATTTATACATTTCTATTGGTGAATTTAGCATTTACTATACTTTGAGAAATGTACGTACTGAAGTGCAATGGACTGATCGTGATGAATTTGGCGGTTACAATAATCATTACGGTGAAAACGATTATTATTTATTTAATTTATCTACAGATAAAAAAGAAGCTATTCAAAAAGCTGAATTATATGCGAAACAAAATAATTTAAGATTAATGCGTGCTGGCGATGATCTTGTTGTTACTGGTAAAATTGGTGATGCTAAAGATGATCGTCAAAATAAATATGGTTTATCTACTGGTGAATTTACTGAAAAGAAAAGACCTGATGAACCAATGATTTGGAAAATACCTACTAGATCACCAGCAGATATAGAAGCAGACAAATTACAAAAAGAACAAGAAGAAAAAATTAAACAAGAAAGATTAGATTTTTATAAACATTCTGAGTGGAAACAAATTAGACGTTATCTTTGGTTAAATGCAATTCATAGTGAATATGGTTCTAAATTACATGCATTAAAAACTGGCTCTTTTAGATGGAGACAAGAAGCTAGATTTATGTGGAATAGTTGCGGTGATTTTGTTCGTAACATGGTTAGAGATATTGATAACAAATGGATAATGTCACCAAGAGCATTAGTAATAGTTTTAGAAATTTATTGTAAGCAATTTGGCCGTAAAGGTTCAAAAGCATTTAAAAAAGAATTTAATAATTTGATGGATAAATTTGATGCCTAAATATTTATCACCATCTAACTTTGTTGATATGCCTACTATCAATAAAGATTTTATTGAAATTAAACCTATTGCATTAAAAGATGCACAAGAAATAATTAATAAGTTTCATAAACATAATATCCAGCCACAAGGTCATAAGTTTTCTTTAGGTATATTTAGAAAGCAATTAGACAATTGGGAATGTGATGATTTTGAAGGTTTACATGATTGGGTTATTATTGATAGGTTTGATATTACTGATGACAGTATTGAAGAATATTATGACCCTGATTATGGTGATGTAAATTATAGTGAAAAGTATGATGCTTATGTTTTAAATGTAGGCGGTGAAGGTGTTTATGCTCGGCCTAAATCTGAGGGTAGTGTTTTACTTGGCGTTGCTACTGTTGGATTGCCTGTTGCTTGCCCTCTTAATGATGGTCAAACATTAGAAATTACTCGTATTTGTTTTGTTAATGATAATGATGAACCATGTTTCGATAGCCAGCTTCCACAGTTTAATAAAGATCATGCTTCACCAGTACCAAGTATGTTTGTTTCTGCAATTATTAAAAGAGTTAAAGAATTAGGATATAAAAAATTAATTACCTATACAAGAATTGATGAACCAGCAAAATATTTAAAAGCTGTTGGTTTTATTATCGAGTTTACTCAAACTAGAATTAAGAAATGGAAAAGTAAAAATGCAGATAAGATTTATAATAAATCTGCACCAAGTCTTAAAAATCGTTGGAGTATTAACTGTGCCTAGCACAAAACAAAAAGGAGTAACGATGACCGATGACGTTAGTAATTTAAAATTAGCATCGACAATAGCTTCATTAGGAAGCATTTTAGGTGGTACAAAAACTAAAGCGGAAAATATAGCTTGGAAAAAGCGCATGCTTAAAACCCAACAAGGTATAGAATTTCCTGCTGAGTTTGACTCACTTCCTGAAGATGAACAATTAAAACGATTAGATAATGCAATAAATGTTAACTTGGATAAAGATAATTAGTGAGTTTACGCTTTGGGTTGCTTTTACTTGCTGTTTTATTTTTATTATATCTTTTGTGATCTAGGGCCTTCGGGCCCTACTTTATTTTAAAATACTCGATAAGAGTATCTAAACCTTCTCTTAATTTATTTATCTTACGTCCTACTGATTGATCGTTTACACAACAATCCCAAATAATACTTTGATGTTGTATAGCAAAACGTAATGCATCATGTAACTGCTGGTAAGTATCTATTTTATCGACGGTAATACTTTCCTTACCTGAATGTACCATAGCTAGGAAGCTGGTATAATTTGGTGTTACTCTCTCCTGAATGTTTGACCTGTCGGCTAAGTCTCGAATTCGAGCGCCAGCTAAATATCGTTTATCGTTACTTTCTCTGTTGATTGGATTTAATAATTTTCTACGTTTATAAACTACGAGAATGTGATCGTCGATACGTTGTAAGTGTCGTTGTCCTTGACTGGGATAGACGACGTGAAATTTAGCGTTATCTACAGGACGAATTAAAACATTATGTTTATCGTCTTTGATTAATTGGCTAGAACCAAAATCTGATAATTCAATTTTTTTCTTTTTTCGTTTCATTTTTTAATATTTTTAAAAAACAATCTGCACAATAATATTTTTTATATTGTAATATATGTGCATCCTGCTGACATTGTGAACATTTTACCATGCTTTAAATTCTTCCTCGGTAATTAACTTTTCTGCTTTCATTCGATGAACCATATCATCACTAATCGCTGTACTTCTCATTCCCTTTTTAACCCATGGAACCCACTTCAAATAAGCATCATCTTTTTTAATAGGAATAAATTCACTTTCAGGTTCAGACATAGTATAATTTTCCCATCGTTTTTGATTAATCCATGTCGCTACCATCGGAACACCTAAACTTTTACTTTGTTGAAAAGCAGAAAAATCATTGTACGTATCTCTAACTTTATTTAGTAATTCAGTATCCTTAGTGTTTTTAAAAAAAGTCTTAGCTTTAACGGTACTTCCTTTATTTCTTCCAACGTAATTAAATGACTTCCACCACTCCTCAAAAGCCTTTTCATCAATAGTATTATTTCCTTTATTATATCCTTTATTATGTTTGTTATCGGTTGGCGTATCGTTTGGTGTATCTTGATACTTGTCATAATGGCAGATTGTAAGGATGTCTGGCGTATCGGCTGGTGTATCGTTTGGTGTATCGGTTGAAATTGTCGAAAATTTTTTTAACTTATCTAAAAACCGTTGAACTCTTGACTTATCCCACCCCCATGCTTCGGCCATATAAGTTAATGAACAACACAATTGACCACGTTTTAAAAAAATAGTTTTATCTTTTATGCGGTACACTCTATCAACAAAGCTAGCTTCCAGTAATAACCACATAAATGCACCCTTCTCACAAAACTCTTGTCCTCGTTTTTGTAATGCAGGATGATATAAAATACTTCTATCTATTTTAATGTAGCCGTTCATAGAATTTGTATTGTCCTTTTTTTATAGCGTTGATAAGTTAACCATCCTCTATCTTTTAAACACATAAGATATCTTGCAACTTCAGATTTATTTTTAAATCCTGCACCATCCTTAATTTCTTCAAAACTAGGTGATGCTGAATTGGATTGTATAAATTGATTAATAAACAATAAAACTCTTTTCATATTCTTTGTTAGGGGTATTTTTTGCATATTATAATTACAGTTTGGGCATTTCACGTTAAACTTTCTAAGTCCTAAATTCAAAATTGTTGGAAAAGTGGGAAAATCTTGTCCAATAATTTAATAAATAATAAATTTATAAACATTTGTCAATTTATCTTTACAACGTAACTATTTTTCATTATTTAAATGTTTACGAACATTTGACAACAATTAGAAAGTATGTGAATTTATGTTAGATAATAATATTATGGTTAAGCAAAAAATATTTAAAGCTAAAACTGATTTAGGTCAGGTTTGTTTTGAATTAGGTATTAAAGGTAGAGAGTTAGAAAGACGACTTAATGATAAGGGGTATGATATTACTAACACTACTATTGCTAATCATCTAAATGGTGAGTCAATAAAAGTACATGAATTAAAATGGTATCATAATGTATTACAGGAAATTGATCATAATATTTCATTTGCAAAATTAATAGGCAATTCTGTTCCAAAATATGCTATTCAATTTGAAGAAACACCAGAGTGTCATCATTTAAATACAATAAATTTAATTGAAGAAAAACCAAAAGCTGTTTTAATGTTTGGTCATGCTGAGCAAAAACCAAATGTAAAAGCTATTTACAGCACTTTATTAGGTAAAGATTTTCCACACATTAAATTTTTTAGCACCATAAATAATTATAATTTTTCAAAAGGTTTTGCCGTAATTATGGATAAAGAAGGATATGCATATCATGTTTTTATTACACATAACGACAACAAAGGTAATATTAAAGTAAATAATTTTATAACAAATAAATCCGAAAAACATAAAATTACTAAGTTATACCCAAGTATATCTATGAATTTTAGACAAGAAGATTTTGAAATTACTGACATTTAAAATTTAAAATTACATTGTCAATAAATCTTGACAAAACTTTCTCTAATCATTAATTGTTTATAAACATTAAGAAACATAAGGTTTTTTTGATGCATTACTAATCGCTAAAAATAATAAAGGGGTAGCGTCAACTACCCCTTAAACAAAAAGGACTAAGACCGATGAAATCTAAATCCCAAAAAACACCTATCACACATGATACGTTTTTACAAATACAGGGTATTAGAACACGACTGGACCTAATTTATAAAGAAATAGATAAGATACACCGTGAATGTCCTAAAGGGTCTTTAAAAGAACAATTTGGTGAAATCCATGACTCAGGCATTGATATGCTTGATAACCTTGATGACATTATAGAAAGCCGTATTCCAACTGGTAATTCATCTTTTGCTTCAGAGAACGATAGTTACGGGGGGACGATTTAGTGCCTACTATCGCATATAAAATAGACGGTAAACGAGTTGCTGGTGTAACCACGAAGATCGGTCGGTATAAAAGTGCTGACTCATTAATTCATTGGGCATGGCAATGTGGAATGAACGGTTTAGATTATCGTGAAGAAAAGAAAAAAGCTGGTGACATAGGTACTGACCTTCATAATCTTGCAGAAGAATATATTAAAGGCAATGAACCATTTGTATCTAAAGACCCTGTGGTGCATAATTGCTTTCAACAATTTTTAGAATGGTGGAACAATTATGATTGTGAAGTCATTTGGACTGAAAAAACTTACACAAGTAAAAAATTAAACTGTGGTGGATGTCCTGATTTATTAGTAAGAAAATTTAATGTTGAAAAAAACAAAGATGAAATAATTTTAATTGATTTTAAAACTTCTAAAAATATGTACGGTGATCATCTTATCCAGCTTGGTGCGTATAGTGAATTAATAAAATTAGAAGATGGTATTGAAGTTGATGAAGCTATCATTGTTCGTTTTCCTAAAGACGATGATCAAACACAAATAAAAAAATATTCTAAAAAAGATTTAGCCTTGGGTTCAAAACAATTCAAAAAATATAGTGAATGTTATGAAACCGAAAAATTAATTAACAAAGTAATGAGGAGGAAAGATGACTGAAAAAGTTTTAGAAGCAATTGAGTTAGCTAAAATAGATTTTGAGCCATTAGAAAAAAATGGTCAAAATAATTTTTTTAAAACACAAAACGGTGAACCACATAAGTTTAGTACCTTGGCAGACATTAACAAGGCTTGTAAAGATGCATTAATTAAACATGGCATATCGATAAGTTATCAATGTGAATATAATGATGGTTTAAATTTTTTAAGAACTATCATTACACATTTATCTAGCGGTCAATCTATTTCATCAACATCTATTATAGGTCATTCAAATTCCACACCCCAGCAAGTTGGTTCGGGAATAACGTATTTTCGTAGATACCATATTCAAGCAATGCTTAACTTGGAAGCTGACTTTGAAGATGACGGCAATCAAGCATCAGGTAACAAAACAAACGAGACTTATAAACAAGTAAACAAAAGTAATTATGAAAGACGATAATAAGAATTTATCTATCAGTTCTCCTGACTATCAATGGCGGATAGATAATGTTTGTGTTGGTTTATCACAAGCGGAATGTGTTCAATCAGGAGGAATTTGTTATTCACGGGAAGAAGCGAGTTCAACAACACATTCCAAAAACAATCTAACGAGGAGTTATAATGGAAAAGAATAAAGAATTTGTATCGGGTTTATATATTAATGCACCCAATGTAGAATTTATTGTATGTAAAATAGGAATAGTTGTTCCTCAGTTACTAGAATATTTACAAAATTCTAACGAAGAAAAAATTAATCTTGATGTGAAACAAAATCGAGACGGTAAATATTATGCTGAAATAAATACGTGGAAAGCAGATCAGGATAATAACCAAAATAATAATCAAGGTAATTACCAGCAAAACAATCAAGGTAATAACCAAGGCAATAATCAAGGTTACAATAATAATCAGGGTTATCAAAATAATAATAACTGGAATAATAGATAATGAGTTTCGGACCTTTTTTTTCCTTCCTATTTGTTGGGTCCGTCAGATGATACCGCAAGATAAAAATTTTAAAAAAGATTTTTCTGCGGTATTGCTTGATTTAGATGGCGTGTTGAAAAAGCATAGCAAAGTTTCCTCCGTTACCTTCGCTTTAGCTATATCAACTTTTCTGACACGTCACTTAATCAAGACTGCACCAAATGATTACAGTGTTATTAGTATTTTATTAGAACCGTATTTTGCTACGAGAAAGCAACAAATACAAGATGCTAAGAAACCTAAAACGAGTAGTTTTAGAAATTACAAAGATGAAAACATATAAATATTTAAGGAGAGTTATTATGAGTATATTTATAGAATGTGTATTAGAAAAGTTTTGGCCAAGTTTTATTAATAAAAAAGATAAGTACAAATGGATAGGCGTTCATTCAATGTCTAACCCTAATGCTAACCACAAAAGATTTACCATACTTAAAAACAATGAGCCTAGACAGTCAAATAATAATAAGTAAAGAACATCAACGCCACGTAGCATCACAGCCTTGCTTTTATACTGGTGCTACAGAAGGTGTTCAATGTTGCCATGTCAAATTTCTTGGTGAACGATTTATGATGGGTAAGCGTGTTTCAGATCAATGGACCATACCTATGCATCATTTACTCCATGAACAACAACACCAGCACAATGAATTAGAATGGCACCTACAAAGATTGATGATTAGTCCAATGGCTAAAAAGTATTGGGCAACTTCCCCTAATAAAAAAATACGAGAGATATATGAACAACAAAAAATTTTTCTTACCTAATCCATTACCAATAGACAGAGAGTTATTAGCTAAAGCTATCTTTGATGCTAATGAATATATGGGTGTATGTAAAGCTAGAGTGCATTACTTAGAAAAATATACGAAAGTTTTATTTAGCAAATTATGTATTCAGGAAAAAGGAAACAAGACAGGTAAAGAAGCCGAATGGCATGCACATAATCATAAAGAATATTCAAAACATTTAGAAGATTTATGCATGGATGAAGTAGAATTATTTAGAGCCAATGCCATGGTTCTACAATTAACACATCATCAGGATGATCTTAGACAAGAGAAAGCATTAGATAGAGTTAAGATAGAGAAGGGTATCTACGATGTTACTTGATACTATGGGGTTACCTGACATTGATCATTCTGTATCGCTTAATGATTTAGAAATAGAATTAGCTAAAGAGTTAGCCTATCGACGTTATCACGAATGTGAAACTAAAAATGTGGTGAATAGAAAAATGGCATCACGAAAGACTAATAAAGAAGTTTCTGAGTCAGGAACATTATCCGAAATAGCATTTTGTAAAATGATGAATTGTTATCCTGATTTATCTTATCATCCACGAAAAGGTTCTGCGGATTGTTATATTGATGGCGTGGCTATTGATATTAAAACAACAAAGATGAACGAGGGTCAATTGCTGGTGACTCCAAAAAAAAAATATGATGGCGGTATAGATGTCTATGTATTGATGACAGGATTGGATAGAAAATTTACCTACAAAGGTTGGATGAAAAGCGAAGAAGTTTATCAAGATCATAACATGACAGACCTTGGTTATGGTCCAACGTATGCAATCAAACAACAGGAGTTACATGGAAACAACTACAGAAAATAAAGATCAAACAATAAAAGATTTGGTTAATGAGAACAGAAAATTACGTAAAGAAAATAAAGAACTCACTACCCATAATATTTTTTTAACGGAACGATTAGATAGTTGGGCCGATAAAAATTTTATTTTGAGAACAGAGAACGAAAAACTGAAACAAGACCAGCCAGAGTTTGCAAAAAAATGAGTACATTAGCTAGAAGATTATCATATAAAAAATATAGAGAAGAAAATTATACGAAGGTTTTAACT